TACTTACTGAGGTAGCAAAGTTTGCTCCAGACTATCTGCTTGACGAGGAGAGTGACGGTAATGTTATTATCATTCTCAACAAGCAACTTGACGGTGACACCCTCGTAGATTTCTAAGAAAAGGAAAAACAATGCACGTTTTGCAATACATGGCAGTAAAGGCTGAGACTGCTGACGAGGCTTACGACCTTGTTGAATCAAAACTTCAAGAAGACATGGACACTGGCTCTTGGTATGACTGGTATGTAGTTGGCGGTGGTCGCTTCAATGTTTCCCAAGATGAAGACTGGCAGGAAGCCTACAAGAACGGCAAGACCAACATGATTGTTAGTTCTGACAATGTTGAGTTGTTCGAACAGACTGTTGCTGATTGTATTGATTCTCGTATGGCTGAATTCAAGCAGTACCGCTCTGAGTGGGAGCGTAGTAACATCAACCTTGAGGCTACCCTTGACGAGTACGACGGAGACACTGACTACTCTATGAAACTCTATCCTCTCGGCAAGATGATTGACATGCTTCAGGGTGAGTGGGACTTCAACTCTTACTTTTACGACCTTGAACACTGGTCAACCAATCCTATCCACATGACTAAGGACAGGTTAGATGTCGGTGGTGTGTGGTATCTTGTACCTGTGGACTTCCACTACTAAAGAGAGGCTAGATAATGAATGAATATGAAATCGAAGTAATCCATACACCCACTGGCGAGTATTTCACGATGACTCGTTTCTATGATGACGACCACAACGAGGGTAGCGTGTTTGATGACATCCTCAACAACCTCAGTGTCAACGTTAGGAAGGTTTACTAATGGACAGCCGTGTACTAGACTTGAACATCTTCTACAGGGAAGACTGGTCCCCTGAGACTGGAACCACCTGGAGCGAAACGTTTACCATCGAACCATACGTTCGTGTGTACGACGACAACGGAGCGGTATACAACATTGAGACTGGTGTGCTCATTGAGTGTGATGAATTCGAAACTCAGGTCCTTGCTGAGCAGTTTCCTATGGAAGAGTATGGTTCCGACTTCTGGGTTTTCCTGGACGAGACGGAGCTTCCTACACGTCGCATTGCCAAGGTACTGAATGGAATCGATCTTCACAAGACTAAGAAACATGCATCAGTACTAACATACACAGGGCCTACCACAATGTAGTGGTGGAGGAGCACACGAATGGGGGTTCGTCGTGCTGGAGGGGGTAGAACGTGAGTAGACTTTTTCCTTTCACTACTTGCGTTCCCTCCTCCAATTTGATACAATAGACTACTAGGAGAATAAAATGAAACGAATGACACGAGAAGAAGTGGTAGCCAAGAAGATTGCTGATGTTATTTCTGATTTGCGGTTTGACATTGTAGACATTGCTTATTACATTGCTCAACTCTCACCACGAGTAACTGTAAATCGAATCATCTTGCTTGGAGAAATGCTGGAATGGGAAAAGGAGGAACGAAATGACATCATTTGAGAACAAGTGTGAAATCCTTGGTGACGTATGGCTCACATATCGTAACGATGGGGAATTCAAAGACTTCATCGAATACAACGATTTGGGTCTGCCTCTTGCCTATGCTATCTCTAATGGGATTGTAAAACAGACAGAGCAAGCCGCAAAGTTTATTGAGGAAGCCTTCAGCCTGTTGCTTTCTGGTCTTGGTATTGACGAAGACAAGGGTTGGGAATTTCTAGACGAGATTCTGGCAGAAGCAGCTTAACTAAACAAAGACTAATCCCTCACCTATCCACAGGTGGGGGATTTTTCTGTGTATAACTGTGGCCCGAGACAAAATTGAAATATACTCTATTACGAACACCAAACAATTTTTCCCGAAAGTGTTTCCTATTCTGTACAATTTGTATAAAATATATTTAACACATTACGAACGAATCAGAAATAATCCCGAAACATATGTTTGCTAAATTGGAGGGTATGGAATACTTCATCAAACTATGTTTTATACTCTCTATACCTATAAGCTTTATACTATTAATGCATTACTTATATAGGTAGTATTACGATCTCTTGTTTAATACCCCCGAAAGCAGCAGATGTCAAATAGGATTGTTTGGTATATATGTTTGGAGGTATTACGAAGATGTCTCCTGATCCCCCTATATATAAATACCCTATATATAAACACACTTTACACATTTCCCTGATATGTAAAGAAAATAGCTTATTTTTTACACGTTTTATTACAAATTTGTTATGTTTTGATAGAAAAACAATGTGTTTGGGGATAAACAAATACTAGATATTGTGGTGTTTAGGGGGGGTAGATACTAGATATGGTGGTTTGGGCATGGTTGTAGCACATGTTTGGGTGTTTGTCAAGTGCCATATGTTGTGGTTTGGACATTACGATGCCCCTATATATAGTGGACTGTCAAACACTTCATCTCAAAGATATCCACAGCCTGTGTATAACTCTATATCTCAGTCAGATGAATATGTCTCTCAAAGGGGTCTAGGAAGCCTTCAGAGGCTATCTGAGGACCTATATATTGGGGCTATCCTCTGTATCCAAACATCAGGACAAGGTGTTTCTATAGGTGTTTATATAGGTAATGGGGGATAGTTTTTCTTATACCGTCGAAATTTTATAGTCCTTGTTACGCTTTGTCTTGAGTCTGTGACAGTTGGCACACAATGTCTGAAGATTAGATGGATCGTTATTTTTTCTATTTCCGTCAATATGATCTACATCTAATTGACAAAGATCTTCTGGAACAAACCCACATATTTGACAAACTTGAGATACAAATTTTCTATACGGTCTTTTATAAGAATAGTCAAACTGTAATCCTTTTACTGCACATCTCCATCGTTGGTATCCATTTGATTTCTTTCCTCTATTACGAATGGATACAGGACCACAGACTTCGCATATAGCTGTTCTTTCCTCTGAGTTTACTTCTGTTAGTTTGTGCATACGATAAGTATAGCATAGGGGGTATGCTTTTTACACATACCCCCCACCTTTGCGTCTACCTCCGAAAATTAAAAACGCTCACGTCCAGAACGCTTCGAACGCTTATCTTCACGCTTCTGCATCTTCTTAAGTTCCTTCTCAGCTTCCTTAATAGCATCCTTAAGAATCTCGATTGCCTGATGTGCCTCTTCAACGGAAAGAGTTACATATGCATTGGCACGAGAATTGGCAACATATACTTCTACTGTTGCTTTAGGTTCTTCGAATCCCCAGTCGTTAACACCTGAGTATGCTCCGAATACGTTAATTGGTTGCTTAATTGGTTCTGCCATTTACTTACCTTTCATCTCGTTAATTTTGTCTTCAAGCTTTTCGATCTTTGCTTCAAGGTCCCAAACCTTGTCCATCAATTCGGACATTTCATTACGAACTCGCTGCTTATAGAGTTCAAACTCGTGTGTCTTTCGACTAACAAATGGTCCCATCTTTTTCCCCCATTCAGGATAGTTAATAAGTTTTGTCATATGTATATTATACCGTTTGGTCGCTTGTTTGTCAAGCGTTGTTACTCTATACCGCCGAACTTTTCCGCCGAATTTATTTCACCAGAAATAGGACTATTGCATCAATTCCAACTACTATGCCTATTGGAATTATCCAGGATCTAATAGTAAGGTTTCTGTGTTCTTGTTTTGTAAGACGTGGCTTTCCATTTTTGCCACCCCAGCAGACATCAGTGTAGTGAACACCAACCTCACAATTGTTGCAACGAATTACTGCCATTAGCTCTCTGCCTTGATAAGTGCGAACATCTTGTTGATACGGATACAGCCGTCACAGTCGCAGTCCTCTGCCCAATCCCAGTTGTCTGCCAGCATTTCGTTGAGTAGTGCGATGATGCGTTCGGTTACTTCTTTTTCTACTTCGACAATTCCTTCTCCTACACGACCCCAAACACCAGAACCGTAGTGCATGTTCATGTAGATAAAAAGTTTCTTCCCTGCTTCGGTGACAATACCGAAAGGTTCCCAGCCTTCAGCCATCAGTTCTCTCCCTTGATAAGTGCGATGAGGCGGTCTTGATATTCTGCAAGGTCAAAGTCACAACGCCCTTCACAACACATCACGTTTTCGACATGCCACTTTTCTCCATCTACTCTTGGGCATGCATTTATCAGGTCGATAATTCGTAAACGCTCAACTGCTACCCCACGCTTGTATGATGTTTCGGTTTCTTTGCTCATTAGTTCTCTCCCTTGATAAGAGCGATGTTATCACAGGTAACGCAATCTTCTGAACGGTGCTTACCGCCCCATCCTTCGTGCATAAGTGGCAGATCAAGGATGCGTTCACGCTCATGCTTTACCCCTTCATTAAACTTAATATCATCATCATAGTCACCAAAAGCTTCCCATCGATCTTCAGTCATTACGCTACCTCGTGTGTAACCCAGTAGTAGTTGCACTTCTCGCAGCAGGGCTTGTTGTATTCGTCGTCTACTGCATCTGCAAAGTGGTAATAGTAAACAGGATCTTTACGATAAAGGTTAGCCTTGTGTGTAGTAGTAACACGCTTCATCTTTTCCTCGTCCTGATACCAGTCAGGCATACCAAGACCCCACTGTTCAAACTGAGTAGCGTGAAGTTCCCAAAGGTTGGCTTCGTTCTTGTCAGTCTTGATACCACGAGTCTTGGCTTCTGCAACCATGTTCATGATATATCCAAACAATGAGAACTCGTGACCACGCCACATCTTGACAGCAGGATGATTACGCCATCCAGCACGAGGATCTGGATTGCCAAGAACCTTGAGGATCTGGTAGCCTTCTAGAATCTGCTTGTTAAGACGACGTGAGTCAAGCACCTCTGCTGATGCCTGACTGCTGTAAAATGGTAAAAAGGTTTGCATGTCTCTCCTATGCGTTATGTATCTATTATACCGTTAGTTGGGTGGTAAGTCAAGTGACAATTCAAGTGCAAATACCTGTGCCACGTCATTGCTAATCCTACCCTGCTTGTTCAATTCCCAAACAAGCTTAAGGACCTCATTCTGTGCTTTGATACGTCCAATGTATTCTGAGTTGTCCATTGCTTTTTGCAACGCACTGCTAAAGTTTTCGTTGTTCATAACATTCCTCGTGTGCTTCCCAAAAGTCTTCGATTTGTTCTGGATGTATCATGTTTGTACATACTGTTCCACATATGCACTCTAGGTGATTATGCGTTTGGATCATTAAGCTTCCAGTTAGGATTCCATTTCATGGGGACATCTGCATCTTCCCAAGGCTTAATTGTTTCCTGTACAGGGATATTCATCTTATAGATATTATTAATAGCCTTGTACTTCTTCTTAGCCTTTTCGTAACCTTCCTTTTTACCAGCATCCTTTACGACACCAATTCCAAGAGCTACTACCATTGCCTGTTCTGTAGTAAGGTGAATAACTTGCTTACCAACAATATCACTCCAAACTGTCATTTCCCAATGGTCTGGTATAAATGTTAGAAAGTCTTCATTCTTACTACTAACATATTTAATTTCTACTTTGTTTTTCACTGTACCCTCCAAAATCTAAGATCGTAGTAGTATCCATCGGATGTGTATGCCCAACGATTAGTGGTGGCTACGATATCCACCTCAATACGTTCAAACGTATCAGAATGTTCTAAAATAGTTTTTGTCACTCAGGCCACTCATCTCTAATCACTAACTGTGCAATTGCAGCATAGTTCATAAGATCAAGGAAGGAATCAATTAAGGATTCATTCTCAGGTGTTGCACCAGAATCAATGAGGTGGTTAATACGAGCAAGCTTGTCATGCATACGTACACGCAAACCATTCAATGCCCCACCTGGAGACCCACTGATGTTCTTGGGACCATAATCCTTGTGTTTCTTGAGTAGAACCTTTTGTGCAATATCGTACACATTGGCTACATCGTTATCGAATTTATCCATTCTCTTCATTCTCCTTAATTGCGTTTAGTGCTCTGCGAGTCAGTTCTACAATACCGTTGCCATACTGGTGCTGAAACTCTACGGCATCGTCTGCATACCAGTCTGGTTGCTCTCCTGGACGACGGATTACTGCAAGGTAGGTATTGATTGAGTGCTTATCCTCAGTACCTTCGATTCTACCAACGTGAAGTGTTTGAATAATGCTTCCGTTAACACGCATTTCAACTTGGGTTGGCACGACTGCTCCCATCGATAATAACAATCTTTGAAGTGTCTTTGTCTCCATACTTAGTCCCTTCTGGAGATCCAAAATGTACAATTGTCTTAGCCACGCTTCTGCCTTTCTTCATAACAGATTCTGCAATATCCCCCACGGTAGGGGACACGGTGTTTCTTACATATCAAGGTCAAGGTCTCTAATTAGTTCTTCAAGAAATACAACCAGTTCACGGTCATTGTTGGCATATGCCTCTGTAATCTTGCGTTCAATCTTTGCTAAGACTTCTTCTTTTTGTCGCATTCTTCCCTCATTGATTACTGCATTGACAATATCCTGCTGGAATTCGTCAAGGTCGTCCAACTTAATTGTTGTATAGTCTGTCATTAGAATTCATTCTTTCTGATAGATCCGATAATTGCTGTACAGGCTGCAACAGCACCACTCAAGTAGTCACCCATCTTGGGGTGTCCCTGCTTGTAGGCATCCTCAATCTCAAAGATACCGTTTTCCATGCGATTCTCTACAAGCTCTACGAGACGCTCTTTCATTTGACGAGCACCACGCTTCATCATGAGTTCGTCTCTACGCTTAAGGTTACGAGGTGTTGGGATAAATATTTTCTTCATACCCCTATTATCCCATCAATCGTTGATTTTGTCAAGTACGAGAGCGATTAAATTCTCCCCTGTGATGTAATATTTTTCACCGTCAACATCAATTCGGTATGTACGATCTGGAAAGATTGGATATTCAAAGTTCATACATCTATTATAGGCTATACTTTATGTGTGGTCAAACTTATAACTAAAGAAGTTTCTCTTAGCTCTACCTGCGATTTTTGTAATGAGACTATCTATTCTTTCAGCATTTACGAAATGGATCAGTTTTTGTCCACTCACTCTGAATGTCCTGTATAATTAATACATGGCGACAATCGTAGATATTGACGATACCCTTCTGAGGAATGGTACACAACCTATCCAAAGGACTATTAACTACCTTAAGACCCTTCGTGGGCCAATCTACATTGTCACTGGGCGAAGCCCTAAGCAAAAGGCTGAAACCGTTAGAGCATTACGTGCAGCAGGTGTACGTTACTCACGGTTATATATGAATCCAGGTCCATTGTCGGACAATGAATTTAAGTATCAGACTGCAAAGCGTTTGCAAGGGGTAACGTTGGCTATTGAAAACAACTCAGAGGCGAGAGCAGGGTACAGAAGAGCTGGACTCAAAACACTGGACCCTGCCTCGCTTCCTCAAGTAGAAAAGATGTGGGAGATCTGGTAATGAAGGATACTAATATAGGTAGAGATGGAAGAGTACATATGGCTATTATCGAAAACCATCTTATCGAACTTTACCAGTCAACAGTCGAAGAGCAACGAACTAAAATGTCTTTAGAAATGCGTAGAATGATTCAAGAAAAGGATGCATCTGGTGATGATATCGCTGCCGCAGTCCTTGACTGGGCATTAGAGCGACTCCTAAGAAGCGTTTAGTAGTTCTTGTTCTCTTGCATAAGTTCTAAGCTTATGACAGTTTGAGCATACAACGTCACACTTATTGACCTCTGCCCAAGCCTTGTCCCATCCATACTTCTTGAGCACACGATAGACATTACCAAACTTACGTTCTCCTGGACGATGATCGAATTCCAAAACAAAGTGGGGGAAAGACTCTCCACAGTCAGCACAGCCGTGTTCTTCTTTATACTGTTGTAGAGCTGGTAAATGTTCTGTTATGGACATCGGTAATAGTATAGCATGTTTGGTATACTTGTAATGTCGATAGGAATTAATTGGATATTGTTTATAACTGCCGTCCTGGAAAACAGAACGAAGAACTAAGATACTCAATCAGAAGTGTGATGGAGAATTTACCACACGATAATCTGTGGGTAGTTGGTGGTAAGCCAGAATGGTATACAGGCAATTATATATTTGCACCGTCTGACCCTACACGAGTGCCTCTTAAATTTAATAGAGAGAAGATAGGTCTACAGACTATTGCAGACTCTGACGAGATCTCCGATGACTTTATTCTCATGAACGATGACTTCTTTGTTTTACAATATACGGATACATTTACAGACTGGAATGGTGGATTACTTAGTGACAAAATAGATCTATACAAGAAGTTGGCTCCACATGGTATCTATACTAATTGTCTTAAGGTTACTTATGATGGTCTATTACGGATGGGCTTTGACAATCCCCTGGATTTTGAGATGCATGTTCCAATGAATATGAATAAGGATAAGCTCAACGAGGCACTGAAGGATTCTACAAGCCTATGGAGATCTGTTTACGGCAATATGTTTATCACTCACAGCGATACGCATGAAGATGTAAAAGTATATAGAAACGGAAAGCTAATGGGTAAGTCCTATGACTATTTAAATAATGAGCAACCATTCTTATCTACAATTGATGATTCATTTGAAATGGTGCGTGGGAAGGTTCTAGAAGTATTTAGTGAACCTTCACCTTATGAGCACCCCTGACTGGATTCGAACCAGCGACGCACGGATTAGAAGTCCGACGCTCTATCCTCTGAGCTACAGGGGCTTGGTAGGGCAGGTGGGGCTTGAACCCACTATCGATACCTTATAAGAGTATTGCATTTACCAGTTATGCTACTGCCCCAGTTGGACTAGAGACGTATAGCCTTGGCAAACACTACTCTAGAAGCCATCTTAGATGCACTGATAATAGCAATAGGTGCTGCAATTGAAAGGACTGTACCTGCCCAGAGACGTGGCTCTGTAAAGTCATACTGCCAGAAATCAATTGTGTGGAATGCGTTAGCTACAACTGCAATTGCACCAAAGGAAAACATGCCCCAGAAGGCTCCTGTTGTACGCTCTGGTACTCCATCTTCGTCTACACGAGATGCAAGAAGAAGGTATGCAATAAGGAAGAGCAGATACATCAACTCAATGAAGAAGAAGAACAGGTATCCGATCCAGTCGTAGCTGAGTCCTACAAACTGTGCTACTGCCGTAATGCCATTAAATGAAACTAAAGCTGAAGAAACAAAGGCAACAATGATACCAGTAATCCATGTCCACAGAATCAATCGCTGATCGATCTGCACCTTTGGAGCACGTTTTGCTTCCTGTCGTGCATAGGTAGCAAGCTTCTGTCGCTCTGCCTTCTTCTGTGCTGCCTGTTGTGGCGACACTGCCTTACGCTTTGCCTTTGGCTTTTCTACTTCTGTTTCCATTTTTACTTCCTCCATAGGTGGTGGGTTATCCCCAAAATAAGAACGAGGATAACTACTTGTATCAACCGTAACCATCTTATCTCCTATTATACATTAAATGCTTTGTATGTTTCAGGGAAGGCTTCTCCTACGATCTGAGCCACTGCCCTCGCATACTCTTGAATTTCTATCTGTGCATCATGTCCAAGACGTTGCTCAAGGAATGTCATTGCCCCCTGAAGTGATACCGTCCAACGCCAGCGTACATACATTCCATATGCTGGTAGAAACAAACGTGCTAACTCTGGTGCAACACCTGCATCCATAGCTTCGTGATAATATTTAACGCCATCATCAATTGTTTGAAGAAGCTCGTGGTAGAAATAATCACCAGTTTCGCTACCTAACGGTTCACCGCTACCCTGCTTACTATTCTCAGGCTTGCTACGCCACTCATATTTGTTTGGAACATAAAACTCTTCATCCTCAGTTACATAACGACGTGAAGATTCATTCCATCCATTCTGGTCGTCCAAGTGTGTAGATGCCACTGCATACTTCCACCATTGACGTGCTACAAAGAGAGGTGCATAAACCTCAAATGTTAGAGCAGCGTGGCGGAATGGGCTTGTGTGTCCCTCACGGATAAGGAACTGAATTAGTTTTTGGTCACGCTCTCCAAATTCCTCCGACTCTTTATCGTAGGAAACACGAGCAGCATTGACAATAGAGAGATCGTCTCCCATCTTATCAACCAGACGTACATAGCCTTTGTCCAAAACACGCTTATTCAGAATCCTCACCTCGTGTGATCATTCCACGTTCATATAGAACTCCAACGACAAGAAGTTCTCCAATGAAGCTTTTTTCAACTTCTGGGAAACGCTCTGTCATTAGTGCGAATGTATCTAGGAATAGTTGGTCTTGTAGAAGTTCCTCTACTACCTCGTCATTTGTAGCCATTAGTAGCCACCTTTCTCATGGTCAATACCATGCTTTTCATCAATATACTTGTGGATGCTACGCTTAGCTTTGGCCTTTGACAATGCAAATACAGCCCCTGCAAACACAGCATTCCAAAAGAATTCAGCAATGATGTGGTCAATGCCAAATACTACACTCCAGAGATCTTCCATTAGAATCCAAACTCCTCAAGTTCTTCACGAAGCCCTTCTTCCGTAAGAGCATTAGCCATATGACGAGGAAGATCAATAAGAATTTCAAGGGCGTTCTTCCAGAATACAATCTGAGTACCCTTGCCCTCTTCCATTGCCCAAACAATCTTCATCTTGATAACGTTTTCAATACGCTCACGTTCTGCAAGGACACCATCGTTGACACCCTCTTCGTAACCGTCTTGGTAGCTGTTCTCAATGCCAGTTTCATATCCAAGTTCGTAGTTTTCGTTAGCCAACTTTTGAATGTTCTTTGTAATCTTTTTGAGGTCCACAGTCTCTCCTTGTGTTTGATATCTCTATTTTACAGGACGTTGGGGGAAAAGTCAAGTCCCTCACACCGAAATCCGCTGCAGTTAGCCACGGTCTTATCATTTGGGTAACTAGTCCATCCTAAGATAGTGTGAGGGACACTTATAGTATACACCTATTCTGGAATATAATTTGGATAATTCATTGGTGTGTTAAGGCACATGTCCTTTACGAGATCTTCAAAGGTGTGCTTGCATGTCCAACCAAGCTCAGAGTGTGCCTTGCTGGAGTCACCCAAAAGAGTCTCTACTTCTGCTGGACGATAAAACTTAGGATTAATTCTTACAACTATATTGCCTGTATTGTTATCAATTCCTACTTCATCTACCCCAGAACCAGACCACTCAATGTCCATACCAAAATATGGTGCTGCCTTCTCAATAAACTCCCTGACGCTGTGCTGTTGACCAGTACCAATTACGTAATCCTCTGCCTTGTCCTGCTGTAGCATAAGCCACATAGCCTCTACGTAGTCCTTAGCATGTCCCCAATCACGCTTGGCATCGATGTTTCCTAGTTCTAGGACTTCCTGTTTGCCAACTGCAATACCATAAAGACTGAGAACGATCTTGCTTGTAACAAAATTCTCACCACGACGAGGGGATTCATGGTTAAAAAGAATGCCAGAACAGGCATACATATCGTAAGATTCACGGTAGTTCTTGGTGATCCAGTGACCATAAAGTTTTGCTACGCCATATGGTGAACGTGGATAGAATGGGGTTGTCTCTGTCTGTGGTACTTCAACTACCTTGCCAAACATCTCAGAGGTGGATGCCTGATAGAATCGTGTCTTTAAACCAAGTACACGAATAGCTTCAAGAATACGGAGTGGACCCATAGCATCGATGTCTGCTGTAGACATTGGGTTCTCAAAGGAAACCTGTACGTGGCTCTGTGCTCCAAGATTATAGATCTCGTCTGGCTCAATTTCTTTTATAAGATTAGTAAGCATACCAAAATCTGTCAGGTCCCCAGAATGTATGCGAAGATTAGGGTTGCTAACTATGTGAGAGATGCGATCTAGTTTAATTGTTGATGATCGTCTAACAATACCGTGAACAGAATAGCCCTTGGATAGCAGAAGTTCTGCCAAGTAGGAACCATCCTGACCAGTAATGCCAGTAATTAAAGCTACCTTCATTAACGAGTCTTTCTCTTACTAAAAGCTGATCCAGCCCAAAAATCTTCATCAGACTTAGTTCCCATTGATGTGGCAGATGTTGTAGCGATAGCTCCAGTGCTATCATTTGGATTACCGCCAGCACCACGATTCATGTGCTTTGGCTTCTTTCCGTATTTGCTCTTTACATTACCACCAGTTGTGCTGTCTCCAGCCTTTCCCTGTGTAGGCTTTTTAATACCAAGATTAGGATAGATTGCTTCATCAGATGATGTCTGAGAGGGGGTGATGCCTGAATCGGACTTCTCTGCTTCATTAGCATATAGAGCCTGAACTTGAGCCAGGGCCTCTGCTTCTGTAGCATGACATCCCATAACCTCGCCACCTTCTTTTACAGCAGGGTAACCGCTACAGCCATTAGATCCTTTAGCACCAACGTGATATGGCATATTATTCTCCTACGTCTTTAAGACTTGCACGAAGCTGCCAGCACCACTTCTGAGCATTACCCTGTTGGTCAGCGAAGAAGTTGGCTAATGCATATTCCTGAGCACCTGTTGCTTCTGTGCCAGCGTTCTTGTAGCCTTCCTTAATTGTTTCCATCATTGAATATAGATCCTGAGCCATTACCATTGGGTTTGAAGAAACCTCTGTATCTGGCAAAACAGAAAGTTCAGCAAAACGAGAAAGCTTAAACGGTGCATAGCCATCAAGCATACGGATCCACTCCGCTAATTCATCAATTGAGCCATCAAGTGATTCATAGATATCTGAGAAGAGTGCGTGGTACTGCTTGAAGTCGTCTCCTTCCACATTCCAGTGATGTCCGTGTGCTCTAAATTTGGCATCGACGGTGGTTCCTAAAAGAACTTTAAGTGTTTTAATAAGCTGTTCGTTCATACCACAATTATATCATAATGTTGCAATACCTCTAACATGATATAATTTATTATTATGGCAAATATCTTACTAGTAAACGCTAACGTTGGCGGAGAATGGAAAAAGAATAGCGGTGGACGTGAAAGAACTTTTACGCTTGCTGAATCACTTTGGGAACACAACGTAACAGTCCTAGTCTTTAGCTGGGAACCTGGAAATAAAATTGAACAAATCCGTGACAATCTTACTTTTATTAAGATTGGTGCAGAACGCACCATGATCAACCGTAGAAACAATCTTGTACGAAACCACGCCAAGTTGAATCACGATCTTTGTATTGATATTCTCAAGGACAGATTGGTTGGATTTAAAACTAAACTTAGAAGTCTTGCTGACGAGACTGACATCATTATTCTTGATCATTATTCTGGAGCACCGTTGCTTGAGGATATCAAGGATGTTCCTATCTTTTATAATTCTCAGAACTGTGAGATTGCTATGGGTGAACAGCTCTACCCAGATAGCAAACAAGCTCTAGAGATAACTGGGAAAATGGAACGCTCTGCTCTTGAACAGGCATCTGCTGTTGGCTATTGCTCTGAAGAAGATCTTGCTGAACTACGCAAGAGATACTCATTCACTGATAAGACCTACTACGTTCCAAATGGTGCAGACAAGCAGGAGCAGTTTGATATTGAGCTAAGACTTGATTCCAAGACACTGTTCTTTGTTGGAAGTGGACACCCACCAAATGTTGTCGCTGCAAAGAGACTTATCGACATTGCCAATACAATGCCTGATTATAAGTTTATTGCTTGTGGTCGTGCCAGTAATGGTGTCTCTCAAAAGGATGCCCCAGAAAATCTTCAAATTCTTGGAGAGGTCACTGACGAAAAGTTACACGAATTATTTAGTACTTCATTTGCTTTTATTAATCCAATGGAGACTGGATCTGGTACACATCTTAAGATGATGAAAGCCCTTAGCTATGGCATCCCAATTATTAGCACTGATGTTGGTGCTAGAGGATTTACTAAAAAAGAAATTGACAGCTCTATGCTGATTGCAAATGATGACAAAGAGTTTGCTGACGCTATCATAGCTCTTGAAAATAAAAAGAATTACGCAAAGATAGTTAAGAATACTATTGACACGTTTAAAAATTATGATTGGCACAAAATTCAAAGAGATTTTGCAGCATCTATCCAAGACGTATTAGATGGGGTATTCTCTGGAAATGTTATTCCGAAGTCTGATATTCAGAAAAAGAAAGTTCTTGTCTATTCAATCATTCGCAATCGTGGATCTCAAATGAAACAGTATTACGATCAGTTGGTTGCAATCGTCAACTCAATGCCAGAATACGAATTCTACCTATCTATCTATGAGAATGATTCTGCAGATAAAACAAAGAGGGAACTGTTTACAAAAGATTGGTCAATCTTTGCTGGTGTCTCAATAATTTCTGAAAATATAAACACTCAATACTTTACATCAGTAAAGGATGCCACTAGGGTTGAGAATCTATCTAAGGCTAGAAACAAGGCAATTGAGGCTGGAGACTTTATTGATATCTGTGACTATGTTCTAATGGTTGAAGGTGACGTTAGATATTCTGTTGCTGATGTTAAAAAACTTCTCTCATTTGAAGAGCTAGAGCCAGACTTTGATATTGTCTCTACTACCTCTATTCGTCCTAATGGGTCTCATTACGATATGTGGGCTACTAGAACTACCCCTGAATACCGTGAAGGTCCTGCTCTAGAAGATGACTGGAGACAAAAGGTTTATGGTAAGTACTACTCAACATCAAATGGGGTTTGCCTATACCGCACAGACGCTTTCCGTAAGGGTGCTAGGCATCACTGGATAAATAAAGTAACAAAAGAGTTTGACTGTGAGATGGTTGTTTTATGCCAAGAATTTCAAAAGCTTGGTCATGACAAAATCTTTATTAGATACGATGCAAAATCATATCACTAAAAGAAAAAGCCAGGGCTATTAACCCTGGCTATTCTTTTTATTTAGTTACTTCTTTGCTACCTTAGTAACGGTTGCTGGCTTCTTGGCAGGAGCCTTAGCCTTTGATACAGCCTTTTCAACTTCTACCGCAGTTGGTACGAGACCAAAGGCAGGGTCGTTAGGGTTGACGTATCGAATGATTACAGGAAGCAAAGCTGCCCAAAGAGCGTTTGCAAGCTGTGTAGGATCGGTGACACCTGCAGCATAGAGTGCAAGTCCAGCAGCCAGAAGGCTACGTCCGTATGAGGCAAGTAGTGCGACTAGTTGCTTTGTGTTCATGATTTCTCCTTGTTTGTGTTTTCATTTTCTGGAAGAACCGTTATGAGATTCTGATATGCATCTAGGATTTTATTCATAGATTCACTCTCATGTATTCTTCCGTATTTGTCGTAGTAGTCCAACACTGGCCCTACCTTTTCGACAAACTCTGTAAGAACAGACTGTGTTTGTTCAATGTATTCAAAGGCCCAATCACGAGACTCAGAAATAAACTTTACAAATCCATCAGTCTTTTCTAGATCTTTGTTGCTCTTCTCCTGGATAAATTCCTGCAACTTCTTTTCAATTGCGTTCTTATCAACGAGTGCCTGGATGTATCTTTCGTGTGCCTTAACGTATTTATTTCTAAACCTAATTGAGACATAGACACTTGTTAGCAATCCTGCAAGGAATACAATAAATGCAACGAGAGATATAATACTGATAACGTCCATTATTTAACTGCCCTTCTGGTTATTTGAACAATTGCACCGTTATCCTCTAGTGCCTTTTTAACTTGCACCAGATACTCAACAGCACGACGCTTCTCAAAGTCGTGGAGTCTAAAGAATTGCTTCTCGTCAGCCACGATCTCAAGGAATCCCATTCCCTCTACATTGTGCTCCACAATAGTTACTGCGAACCCTGTGGGTGGTGTCAGCGAATGGAATGCTCTTCGCATTGCTGGTGTGTAATATATTGCCTGTTCCATTTTAATCCGTTGTTAGATATTTCCATGTTTCTGACCAAGCTTCTTTATCCTTATGAGAATTAAACTCTTTAGAGATTTTTCCCGATTCCAGATAAACGCCTCCCCATACTCCCCACTCTTTGTTGGATACACCAGTTGCGAAACACTGTCTTGCTACTGGGCATGTAGAGCATAGCTTGTCTATTGCTGATCTTAACTTTTCATTCTCTTCGTATTTATCGAAGAAGAGGTTTGTGTCATAGCCTTCGCAAAGAGATTCATCTCTCCACTCCTGATTTTTCATCATGGGCTACCTCACAAACTTAGCAGGAAGCTCCCATCCCTCTTCGGAAAGGTTGTAGTGCTTCTGGAGAAACCATTCGTTATCCTTGCGAATACCCTCTGGCTTCATCCATGCAGTCGGTGACTTTGTGAGCTGAACGATATTCCATCCATCCCACGTGAGAGACTTATTGTTTTCTACAATCTTCTCTGCTTGTTCTAGCGAATTAATCTTCATTATTATCGCCTTCCGTGTATATTACTTTTTTGATTTGTGCCTCTTCAATTACGATTTGACACCTTGGACAAGGTTTGCTATTCCTATCCTCTCCTCTACGATTGACTCGTGCCACATAGAGAATAGCTCCCCTTACATTCCAGTTGGCATCCCTAATTGCATCTACCTCAGCATGTACAGAACAATGTGTCTTGATATGCTCAGGCGAAACAATGTAAGGACTGTTTTTGTCTTTGTTAAATCCAGTGCCAACTACTCGTCCAGATTTAACAACTACCGCTCCATGCATTCTACGAGACTTTGACTTTGCAGCAAAGTAACGTGCAACGGATAGGTAAGCTTGTTCACTTCTACTCAGGTCGCTCTCCATTAGTATCGAAATATTCCATTCTCCACATCGTGGTCATTGGCTTCCTTGATCAGTGGCGTTACAGGCTCCTTTGGCAGACTAAAATATGCAAAGTAATCTAGCGTATGCATGTTTTCTTCAAACCAACGTGAAGGAACCTTAACAGTTTTAATTTTAATTCCTCTTGCCTTAAGACTATCCTCAGTCTTATTTGAAAACTCAAGTGCCATCGAATTCAGATTGACAGGTCCTGCTGAGAAGATAGTAATACTCTTATCTTCATCCTTCATGTCTGAAAGAGCGACACTGATACCCCTGAGAAAAACGGCATAGTTATCAAAGTTGCGAGTCGCCTGAATCCCAACTATCATCTAATAACCCTTCTCTTAGTTGTTCTACGATAAATATTGTCTTGTCTAATTGTACCTTATTCATACCCATTGTGTCAACTGCAACTGCAGATTCTTCTGCAACTTCTCCATCAATAATTTCTGCGACAAAGAGAGTATTGTTTTTAATAAAGTACGCCTGGTTCTCCATAAATAAAACTCGTGTTGTTATAGAGGAAAGATGCTTTAATGATTGTGTTGGAACGATTGGTGGCAAGAATGCATCGTCTGGAATAAAAGGCTTAACCAATTCAAAAACGTGAGATTGTGAATATGTAACTTGAATTGGACTTGTATCTGGCCTTGCTCCTTCAAGCTTGCTAAATACCCATAATGCAATTATGGTTATTACTGAGCCTAGAAAATACTCCATCGTTCACCTACAATAATTATACTATTGCTTTTGCAGTGCCTCAATGATCAGTGCGAGGATCTTTTGATAATAAACCTCAAGCTCTGATACTGCATTAGAATCTAATGCTTTTTCTGAAATGGTAACTTTTGCTTCACCATCATCGGACTGCACAACAAGAAAATCAAGCGACCATAGGTGCATCACTGCTTCATAGAATCCGTGCTCAATTTTATCCTTAAGTTCTGGATCTACTTCGTCTAGCTTTTCTGTAAATCTATAAGTAAAGCTTCCATCCTCAGAAAGACCTGCAACCTCAAGTGCTCCTTTGAGAATAAGATTCTCCATATAGGTAATCTCTGGTTCCATTAGTTTTCAGTTCCCTTCAAGCGATTTTCAATGAGACGCTCACGCTCGTCTACAATTTCAAAAACAAACTCCAGCATCTTAATTGATGCAACAGGATCGTTTTCAATCTTGCCATAGTGGTGAGCACAGAAGAGCAGTTCTCCATTAACTCCTACTGCCTTTACGTAAGCTTGTGATCCACAATCACCTGCATCACATCGATCCAGGGCAGTGAGGGTAAATACTTTTTCTTCTGTTTCTAACATTGAAACTCCTACTTATCGGTGGAATAAAAACCAGAGCCTTTGAAACTAACTCCTACATTAGAGTATACCCTATTTAGTGCAATATTGCAAGTCTTACAGGTATATCCAGGATCATCTTCCATCATCCCTCGCTGTACTGTTTCCAGAGCTTCACACTTGGGACATTTATATTCATATAATGCCATTATTCTCCTAAATAATAATCCCCCCAGAAAATTCCAGGGGGACTACCATTATACTATAAATTCGTCAATTAACCAATTGCAGCCCAAGTCTTTGGACCAACGATACCATCAGCAGCAAGACCTTTCGAACCTTGGAATGATACAACTGCAGCATGTGTCTTGGGACCGAAGTCTCCGTCAGCAGCAATGCCAAGCTTGCCCTGCAGGTACTTAACATCTGCACCCTTTGAGCCCTTCTTGAGTGTTGCACGTCCACCAGGATTTGATGAAGCTGCTGGTGTTGCTCCACCCATAATTGCCTCAAAGTCAACGTTACCTGAAGGTGTTGTGTGACTGTGATCTGTGCTGTATGAGAAGTGGAGGTGTGCTCCATAACCGTTCTCTTTGCCAAGACCTGATGCACCAGAGAGTCCTAGTTGCTGACCCTTCTTTACCTTTGCTCCAGGAGCTACATCGATTCTGCTAAGGTGAAGGTAGTCTGCGAAACCACCATCTGCTAGGTCTAGCCATACCATGCGTCCACCTGCACCTGTAATTGTTGTTACTGTTTTGCACACTGTTCCATCTCCAATTGCGAAGACAGGTGTGCCTACTCCTACAACATAATCTACCCCTGGATTCTTCGATCCACGAGCCTTGTGTGCAGCAAAGCTGTCACTGATTCTTGTTGTATTTGTTGGTCTTTGAAAATTTGACATATTTTCTCCTTATTTATTTTATGGTACTAAAATGTTCATAACATCCTAGCCTCACAGCGAGTTTCTAAACCAACCATGACTCTATTATGTTATGAACTATTTCTAGTCTTAACTAAATGTTTTTGTTTCATTTGCTGCAACCTTTGCCCCAGCTTCATCGTGTGTTGGTGCTGGTGCTACTGGATCTGCCTCTTGTGCTTCAACAGGTGCAGTTGCAATGTGCTTCTCAAGTTCAATCAGAGCTGTAAAGAATTTAGTTGGTTCAATAAAGTTCTTGCCTGTCTTTGAGAATGCCCACTTTTTACCAGCACAAAGCTCCCAGTGCAAGTGAACACCAGTAGATGCTCCAGTAGTACCCATCTTACCGATAACAGTACCAGCAGTAACCTTCTGACCCTTTTTAACTTTAACCGATCCATCTTTCATGTGACCGTAAAGGGTTGTATACATCTTGCCCTGAATCTTGTGCTGAATGATAACAAAGTTTCCATAGTTTACATCGTTTAATGTAACACGAACTACTTTACCATCGTAAGGTGCTTCGATCACACAGGGCTGTTTCTTAGCAATAAGATCTGTTCCTGTGTGGAATTTCTTGATGTGTTTAGTTGGGTGAATACGCCAACCCATGTAGGAAGTAACTTTAAAGTCCTTGCCTAGTTTTCCATCAATAGGGAATTGTGCTTTAGCCATTTATATCACCTCCTTCTAGAAAAGGAAATAGCCTCTTCCTTATCTATTATACCATTTGTCTACTAAGTTAGTAGAGAATAGTTTTTCGACATGAAAGAAGCTATTTACTTATTTAGTTTTTTTTGGAGCTGGTTTCTTTTTTGCTATTGGCTTTGGAGCTGGTAGTGTTGCAGCATCTTCTGGTGTTAAGGATGCAACTGGTGCTACCTGAACTACCTCGCCTTCTGCTGGAAGTGGTGTCGCTGTGCCAGCAAGGGTTGTTGCCTCTGCCTGTTCTGCTTCAGCCTCTTCACGTTTGATTGTGGCCTTGACAAACTTGAGTGGATCGTAATAGCGTGATCCATCTCCACCAAAAATGAAAGGGTGATTTTTTCCCTTACCAATTTCAAAGTGAAGGTGCTTGCCAGTTACAGGACCTGTTGATCCCATAATTCCGACTACCGTGCCAGCCTCAACCTTTTGACCCTTCTTGAGTTTGGATGGTGACTTCATGTGTGCATAAAGTGATGTAATCCAAACCTTGCCCACCTTGCTACGAATAACAACATAGTGACCAAAAGAAGCCATGTTTGTTGCTGAAACGATTACGACTCCATCGTGCCAGACCTCAAGAAGCAGTGGTTCTTTTGCTCCCCAAAGGTCAACGCCGTTGTGATGGATTCGCTCGTGACGAATTGGATGCATTCTGTATCCGTAATCGCCACCTGCAGGAACTTTAAAGTCCTTGCCGAATTTCCCATTTACTGGGTATTGTGATTTTGCCATTGGCATCATCTCCTTCAATACCAGTATACATTGACTTCATGTAAATATGCGGTCAGAAGCGTTTTTGTGCCGTGCCAAAGAATCGAACTTTGCTACCCAGAGGGAGGGATTTTACAGACCCCTGTGTGTCCCAGCACTCACGGCTTGGCGGAAATAGTAGGATTCGAACCTACGGTAGATTTTACCCTACTCGTCATTAGCAGTGACGTGCTTTAGACCACTCAGCCATATTTCCGAGCCACTTCAGGGATTCGAACCCTGCACCCCCATATTACAAGTATGGTGCTCTACCAAATGAGCTAAAGCGGCAAGCTCCTAGCCATTACAGCTAGGGCGAACCAGTTACGGTCCTCTGCGGCGTATAATCCGCATAGCGATCCTGATGGGATTCGAACCCACGACCTCCACCGTGACAGGGTGGCGAGCACTCCGCTGCTCTACAGGACCAAAACTGGAGGAAAATAAAACATTATTTATTTATTACTTGAAGCAGAGTCAGCTACGTAGCACGTGCTTGCCAAAACCTCCAGGGACAGTTACGACCACTTCCACAAATTAGGAACAATCGTTCGTGCATCCGCTCCCTCCCTTGGATTCGAACCAAGAACCTACGAGTTAACAGCTCGGTGCTCTGCCGTTGAGCTAGGAAGGAAAGTATTTACTTATCTATTATAGTCATCTTGGAGTCGAACAATGTCATCTTCTCCAAAATATGTACCAGTCTGTACTTCAATGAATGTCAAATCTGTTTTTGCTGCAATTCGGTGAGCAACATTTACTGGAATGTCGATGCTATCACCTGGACCAAATGTAAATTCAGTTTCTCCATATGTTAGCACACCCTTGCCAGAAACACAAAACCAATGTTCCGCTCTGAAGTTATGAGTTTGCAAACTAAGACGCTGACCAGACTTTACAAAGATTGTCTTAATCTGATGATCATCTGCAGTCTTTTCAATTTTATAATGCCCCCAAGGACGTTCTTCAAACATGAATCCCCTTTGCTGTTGTATATTTATTATACATCAACAAAGGGGACTTGTCAAGTTATTTTACTGGTGGTGTGTTTTTAGCAAATGCATCGTTGATCTCTTTCTTAGAGAGTCTTCCATCGTTGAGGAAACCACGAGCAAGGTCTTCTAAAACGTTTGCTACGCCAAGTACACCAGCAAGAATTGCTGTTTGTATTGTATCGATTCCAATAATCGCACCAGCACCAACTGTGGTTAATGCTGACACTAGGAATAGTGCTACCATGCGTCCTAGAATCATTAATGCTGTTTCTTTATCCATATATATCACTCCTTATTTTTAGGATTTCTTAATCTGAATGTTACTATCCAGACTGAGAGGGTAATTAGGATTAGGTTTCCTGTAAGCTGTTTGGCTGTACCCTCCAAAACTAACCAAGCCACAACCATACCCAGAAGTGTCCAAGATTGGTCAATTAGATCTTTAATAATTTCTTTAATTAGTTTCATTTCACTCTCCTTGTTGCTGCAGTTGCAGCAGTTGCAGATGCGGTTGCTGCTACTTGTGCGACTTGTCCTGCGACAAGGGCTGCAACAACAACCTTCTTTGCTTTCTCTCTAACTTCTGGTGTCATGTCTGCACCTGCGTTCCCAAAATAATTAATTGCGTCAGCAAGTGCTTGTACTGCTGCTCCAATAACTGGAACACTAGCAAGTTCTTCTGGCACAACTAGGTCGTCTTCTTGTGCTTTGGCAAGTAATTCTTGCATAATTTCTTCTTTAGTTGGCTCTATTACTTCTGGCAGTACTGGTGGTAGCTCAACATCCACCTGCGGCTCTTGTACGACCTCTGGCTGTGGTTCTGGCTGTGGGTTTGGCTGTGGGTTTGGTTTTGGCTTTGGCTCTTCTGTAGGCTGCTCAGTGGGTGTAGGATCTGGTGTGGGCTCTTCTGTAGGTTCATCGGTTGGTGTGGGGTCTGGTGTAGGCTCAACAACTACTGGAATCGCATCTCGTGTAAATACTTCGTCTGGCAATGGTTGATATCCTAATTCATCTGTGTATGTGTATAGCATGTTGCAAGCTACACCCCCATATTCATACCACCAAATATCGATTTGTTGACTTACTCCCTGTTCAAAATAATGTATTCCCTGTCCTCCTGAGCAGCCCTTTAGCCACCAATTATCTATAACTGTTTCATTATTTATTGTCATAAAAAATCCATCGTCTGCTAATGATTGAAATATAACATCGCCTGTTGTTGGCATTGTGATGTATCCGTAATAATGGATCAGTACGAAGTCGCCCTGACACCCTGCGACAATATCTCCATACCAATCATGGTTTATGTTAGTAACAGATGTCCACGATGTTTCTACTGTATCCTTGCATAGTGTGTATGGCTGCATTTCTGGCAAATATTCTGGACTATAGGTATAAACATCCACATAAAGTCCCTGCTCAACATCAGCCTTTGTGGGTACGGCAAAAAGAATGACAAACAAAATTGTCATTAAAGAGATTAAACCTGTATATGCAACAGCTCTTTTTATTTCCCTTCACCCCTTCGTTAAGCTGGGAAGCTTAACTATTTAATTATATCACTTCTTTCCAAAAAGAAAGGGCTGCCTAAGCAGCCCAATCTATATTAAATTAAAAGTCCCAGTCGTCGTCAGTGGTGCTTTCATGCTTTCCAATGACATAGCTGGAGCCAGAGCCAGAGAAGAAGTCGTGATTCTCGTCTGAATTAGGCGATAATGCTGAAAGAATAGCAGGGTTTACATTGCAGGTTTCCTTGGGGAACAGTGCATCGAATCCAAGATTCATAAGAGCCTTGTTTGCATTGTATCGAAGGAATGCCTTTACGTCCTCTGTGAGACCAATTGGGTCATAGAGATCTGCTGTGTACTTAACTTCATTCTCATACATCTCCATAAGAAGACTGTATGCATACCCTTGAAGTTCATTCTTTTCGTCCTGGCTTAGTTCCTCAAATGCTTGCTGGAACTTGTAGCCAATGTAATAACCGTGTACTGCCTCGTCACGAATGATTAGGCGGATAAGGTCAGCAGTGTTGGTAAGCTTTGCACGGCTTGACCAATACATTGGCAGATAGAATCCACTGTAGAACAAGAACGATTCCAAAAGTGTGGAAGCGATCTTACGCTTAAGTGGGTCGTCTCCGTTGTAGTAGGAGAGAACGATCTCTGCCTTTTTCTGAAGATACTCATTATCTTCACTCCAACGGAATGCTTCATCAATCTGTTCTGTCAAACATAGTGTAGAGAATACACTAGAGTATGACTTAGCGTGAACTGATTCCATGAATGCAATGTTTGTT